GAAAACATAATTATTAACGAGGCTGTTTTAAGAACAATCAAAGAGCCGGAGTTGAAACTAACTGCAGAAAGATTTGCTAAATATTTTTTACTGCAGAAAAGGGCAGTAATGGTAGAGTCTTGGATTGAGGCATGTGATGATAGTAATAAAGTGCATGGTAAAGTTATGACACTTCGTACTATTACAGGTCGCATGGCACATAACTCACCTAATATGGCACAGATTCCGGCCACCTATTCTCCATATGGTAAAGAGTGTAGAGGTCTTTGGACTGTATCAGATACTACAAAATATAAATTAGTAGGAACTGATGCTAGTGGTTTAGAGTTACGTTGTCTTGCACATTATCTTAATGATACAAATTATACAGATGAGATATTGAATGGAGATATACATACAAAGAATATGGAATTGGCCGGTATACAAAACAGAGACCAGGCCAAGACTTTTATATATGCTTTTCTTTATGGTGCTGGTGCAGAGAAGATAGGTAAGATAGTAGGAGCTGGAAAACAACAGGGTAATGTTTTAATTAATAGGTTCTTATCTAACTTACCTTCTTTGAAGAGACTTCGTAGTCAAGTAGAAAGTGCTGGATATAAAGGAAAGATAAAAGCTATTGATGGTAGATACTTAAAAGTTAGAAGTCCTCATTCAGCATTAAATACTTTACTACAAGGAGCTGGTGCTATTATTTGTAAACACTGGTTAGTGCGTATCATACAAAGAGTATATAGTAAAAAACTAGATGTAAAACTTGTGGCCTCTGTACATGACGAGTACCAGTTTGAGGTTGCTAATAAAGATGTAGGAGAGTTTTGTAGTATTACAAAGATAGCTATAAAAGAAACGGAGAACTTATTAAAGTTAAGATGTCCATTAGATAATGATTACAAGGTAGGATTAACGTGGGCAGAAACACACTAGAACAATTAACTTTATTTAATTTAGAAGACCACGAAATAAAATATGATGACAGTGTTGAAACACACAAGTGTAGAAAATGTAAGAAAGATAAACCTTTAACAGAGTTTCACCAACAGACAGTGTTAAGAAATAATACATCTATACTGGCTACAAAGTGTCGTTCTTGTGAAAAAGAAGATGGTCGTTATCTTAGAGAGTTACATAAGAAAGCACCGCCTTTACCCTCTGATGATTATAAATGTCCTTGTTGTGATAAAACTTTAGAGGAAATAAATAATCACACTGTTGTTGTTGATAGAGATACATACAAACCTGTACTTAGAAAGTATGAAAAGAGATGGGCTTTAGACCACAATCATATAACAGGAGAAATTAGAGGATGGATATGTAGTCCTTGTAATGTAAGTTTAGGAGCATTTGGAGATGACCCTGATAGATTAAGAAGAGCTATAAAATATTTGGAAGGAAACAATGAATAATTTAGAACCAAAAATAGAAGACAGAAAAAAGTTTGATTTAGATTTACAGTATGGCCAGGTAAAAGAAAAGATTATTGCTGATATGTTGCAAGATAAAAAGATAGAGGTAAAATCTGAAAGAGGTATGTGGTTAAAGACTGGCAACATAGCTATTGAGTTTGAAAGCTATGGTAAACCAAGTGGTATTGCAGCCACCGAATCAGACTATTGGTTTCATAATCTTTGTATAGGAGATGAAGTATATGGAACGCTAGTATTTAAAACAGATATGTTAAAGAATATTATAAAGAACACACCTAATAAGAGAGAAGTATCAGGTGGTGACCACAATGCTTCTAAAATGTATCTAATGAATATACAGAAATTATTTAATGTAGATATAATTAAAAAAAGTATTGACAATAAATAATAAACTGTGATATAATATAATTTTATTAACTAAAAAAGGAGAACACCAATGAGTGTTATAAGTGGAACTGCATATTGGGCAAGCATACAAAGCCCTAACACAAAGTTTGAACCTAACTGGCAAATAGATGTAGGTAATCTAGATGCTGCTAATAAAGCTATCGCAGAGAAGGATGGTCTCAATGTAAAGACTGATGAGACTAAAGGTGATTACGTTACTATCAAAAGAAAAGTTAAAAGAAAAGATGGTAATGATAATAACCCACCTATCGTAGTTGATGCACAGAAAAGACCAATGCTTGAGTTAGTTGGTAATGGTTCAAAGGTTAATGTACTTTACTCAACGTATGAGTGGAAGTATGCTGGTAAGGAAGGAGTATCTGCTGACCTAAAAAAAGTTCAGGTTGTAGATTTAGTTCCTTACGAAGAAAGAGAAGACTTTGATGTCGTCTCTGATGGTTATTCATCTGGTGAAACAGGTGGTGAAAAAATTCCTTTTGCCTCTTAATAAGGAATAGTGAGAGCTTTGTCTTACACACGCAGAGCTCTCACGAAACACTATGAAAAAAATAGATACAATAGTAGAAGATATATACAGTTTATTCGAAAAAAAGAATGAAGAACTAACTGAAAAACAAGTAGATAAATGTATAGATGACTTTGCTAACTCAGTTAAAGTACACGTAAAAGACTTCTTAAAAGAACTGCCACAAGATAAACCAAGATTAAGATTATCTACAATAGGTAGGCCGGATAGACAGCTATGGTATGATTTTAAAAAACCACACAATGAACCTCTTGCACCTAGCACTAGGATTAAGTTTCTTTATGGATATATATTGGAGGAACTATTAATTATGTTGGCCTCTATATCTGGACATAAAGTTACACAACAACAAAAGCAAGTTCAGGTAGAGGGAGTGAAAGGTCATCAAGATTGTTTTATTGATGGAGTTTTAGTGGATTGTAAGAGTGCATCTGGTAGAGGTTATACTAAATTTAAATATAATAATTTATCTAGTGATGACCCTTTTGGTTACATATCTCAGATATCAGCCTATGCTGAAGGCAATGGTGTAGATGAGGCCGGTTTCTTAGTTATTAATAAATCAACAGGAGAGATATGTTATACTAAAGTACATTCATTGGAGATGATAAATGCTAAAGAAAGAATACAAAGAATTAAAAAAGTTGTTAAGTCAGATGTACCACCAGATAAATGTTATGAAGCAATTCCTGATGGAAAGTCTGGTAACTATAGGCTCGATACTGGTTGTGTTTATTGCAATTATAAGTATGATTGTTGGAGTGATGCTAATGATGGTAAAGGACTTCGTATATATAAGTATTCGACTGGTCAAAGGTATTTCACACACGTTGAGAAAGAGCCGAATGTAGAAGAAGTAAAGTGAAAGACGAACCTGATATAATACAGATAGAAAATATTTTTTACTCAGAACCACATAGCTCTGAGAAAAGATTATTTCTGTCTGTAATACTTCAGGCCTTGTTGGATGTATCTAAAAATATTGTTACATCACAAGATAAGGTAAATAAATCTAGAGCAGAGTCCTGGTTTTTTACAAGTGTAGGAGTAACGTGTGAGAACTTTGAATCTGTTTGTCAAATGGCAGGAGTGCAGCCAGCAAAAGCTAGGTCATTTGCATATAAAGTTTTGAATGCAGACAACAAAGATTTTTTAAGAAAAAGAATAAGAAACGTTTTAAGAGGCGAAGATGACAAAGAAAAAAGATTTGACATATGAACAACATTTTGATACACTATATCAAGATATGATAAATTATGAGGAGCAAGCAAACATGGGTATGATGGATGAAGCCATTAAAGACACTGTAAAAGAAAAAGGTTTTACAAAAACAGATTTAAAGAAACAAGCATTGAAAGCTACATTAAAACAAGTAGGTGGTAGCCATTACAAAGATTGTAAGATACAACCTGTAGAGTTTATTGTAGGTAATGACTTGACTTTTCTTGAAGGTAATATTATAAAATATGTTACTAGACATAGAAGAAAAGGTGAAGGAAGAAAAGATATAGAGAAAGTAATACACTACGCAGAAATGATTTTAGAAATGGAGTACAAAGATGAATAACTATTTACCAACCGAATATCAAAGTTTTATACATCTATCTAGATATTCTAGATGGCTGCCTGATGAAGGCAGAAGAGAGACGTGGATTGAAACAGTATCCAGATTAAGTAATTTTATGCAGATACATTTAAAGAAAAATTTAGGTGTAGAAATAGATAGTGATACATGGAGAAAGATAGAAGATTATATTATTGGTCTTTCTGTTATGCCTTCTATGAGAGCATTGATGACTGCCGGCACAGCATTAGAGAGAGAAAATATTGCCGGTTATAATTGTTCTTATATTCCTATTGATAATCCAAAAGCATTTGATGAAATACTTTATATATTAATGAATGGCACAGGTGTAGGTTTTTCTGTTGAAAGACAGTATGTAGATAAGTTGCCTACTATTCCAGATAGAGAGTTTGAGAAGACAGATGATGTTGTTTCTGTTGCCGACTCAAAAGAAGGTTGGGCCAGAGGATTTAAAGATTTAATATCTTATCTTTATACTTGTAGAATACCGAAGATAAATGTTAGCAAAGTAAGACCAGCAGGAGAAAGATTAAAAACATTTGGTGGTAGAGCAAGTGGCCCACAGCCTTTAGTTAATCTTTTTGATTTTGTTATTGAAAAGTTTAAAGGTGCTAGAGGTAGAAAATTAAATACTATGGAGTGTCACGATATTGCGTGCAAAACTGGTGAGGTAGTGGTTGTTGGTGGTGTACGTAGGTCAGCTCTAATATCTTTGAGTAATCTCTCGGACCAAAGATTAAGAGTTGCCAAATCCGGTGCATGGTGGGACACAAACCCTGAAAGAGCACTGGCAAATAACTCTGTTGTTTATACTGAAAAACCAGATGCAGGTATTTTTATGAAGGAGTGGTTGGCCTTATATGAAAGTAAGTCTGGTGAAAGAGGTATATTCAACAGAGTTTCAGCACAAGAAAAAGCTAGAGA